CCCCTCAACGAATGGAGATCGAAAATGAAGATTTACGTCGTCACCGTGAACTGGGTCGCCAACGTCGCTCCCATGCAGCTTCAAGAGCGCGACACGTTCCACTTCAAGTCGGAGAGCGAATGCCGCGACTTCGTCGAACTTTGCCGCGCTGACGGGCACCGCGTCGTCGTCTCGGAGAACGCAATGCTCACGGCCGAACAGGCATACGGCCACCTGCTCAACAAGATCGAGGCGGTCCACGCCTTGGTCTGAACGAAAGAGAGGGGCCTCGGCCCCTCTCACTTTTTTTCAGAGGGACGAAAAAAGTCGCTTGACCCCACATGTTTGCAAACATATGATGCATGCATGGTCGATGGACGACCACCTAGATGGAGATCGAAAATGAACTTTCTCAAAAGCGCCGACTCCCGCGAGACCTCGCAAGAGATCATCGATGCGATCTGGAAGATCGCCGGCGGTGACGAAAAGCTCGCCGTCAAGATTTGGAACGAGCCGACCGAAAGCCAGCATATCGACGTTCTCGACATGATCAAAGAGGACCATGAGCCCGACGAGCTTTTCTGGGGCGAACACGGATCCCGGTGGCAGCACATGTACGCCTACGAGTACACCTACTGAGAGGGGCTTCGGCCCCTCCCTCACTCACACTGGAGATCGAAAATGACCTACGTCATCTGCTACCGCACGGGCGGAACGCACGACTGCAAGTGGACCAAGCTGTCCGCGCAATACCCCACACGCGAAGAGGCGCTGGACCGCGCGCTCGCGATCGAAGCCGCAGGCTACAAGGCCAACGTCCACAAAGACGGCGACGGCCTCCCTGTCGGCTGGGAACCGGGCCTCGTCGACTGGGAAAACGACGTCGTCACCTATTCGCCGTACCAGACCCATCATGTGAAGGGGTTTTGAAAAACCCCTCACCAACTGCTACCTTCGGGAAGAAGGAGAACCCGGATGAAAAACCCCGGAGGGCGGCCGACGATCTTCAGTGAAGAGTTGGCCGACACGATCTGCGAAAGACTGGCCCTCGGCGAAAGCTTGAGGGCCATCTGTCGTGATGACGACATGCCAGCGATGAGCGCAGTGTTTCGGTGGTTGGCGGCGAACCAAAGCTTTAAGGAGCAATATGCGCACGCCCGAGAGGCGCAGGCCGATGCTCTGGCCGACGACATCCTCGACATCGCGGACACGGCCAAGGAAACGAACGAGGCCGTGCGCAAGGCGCAGCTGCGCATCGAGAGCCGGAAGTGGATCGCGGCGAAGCTGAAGCCGAAGAAGTACAACGATCGCGTCATCAACGAGGTCACCGGCGCCGATGGCGGTCCGGTTCAGCATGACCACATGGTCACGTTGTCGAACCTGACGGACGAGCAACTTGAAGCCATCGAAGAGGCCCTGAGTGGTCCAGATACCCGCCAGTAAGAAGGACGCGCTCCGCGCAGCCGTCGAGAAGGAACTCTGCGAGCGGTCGCTCGTCGCCTTCATCCGGCGCGCGTGGGACGTGCTTGAACCCGGCGAGCCCTACATCCACAACTGGCATATCGACATGATCGCCGATCACTTGCAGGCGATCACCGAGGGCCACGAGATCGACGGCAGGCCGTACAACCGCCTGCTGATCAACATCCCGCCCGGCATGATGAAGAGCCTGCTGGTGAACGTCTTCTGGCCCGCATGGGAATGGGGTCCGAAGAACATGCCGTACCTGTCCTACCTGTGCGCCGCTCACAAGGTGGAGAACCTGTCCGCCCGCGACAGCCGCAAGATGCGCACGCTCGTGACCAGCGACTGGTATCAGAAGCACTGGGGCGATCGCGTCGTGCTAACGCGAGACCAAAACGAGAAGCTGAACTTTCAGAACACCAAGCGCGGGCAGCGAATCGCCACGGCCATCACGAGCCTGACAGGCGTGCGCGCCGATCGCGTGATCATCGACGACCCTCACTCGGTGGATTCAGCCTCGTCCGAGACGCAGCGCGAAAGCGAAGTCACCACCTTCCTCGAAGCCGTCCCGACCCGCCTCAACAACCCGGCGAAGTCCGCGATCGTCGTGATCATGCAGCGCCTGCACGAGGAAGACGTTTCAGGCGTCATCCTCGATCGGCAGCTGGGCTACGACCATATCTGCCTGCCCATGCGGTTCGACCCGAGCCGCGTCTTCACGACCATGCTCGGCGTCGAGGATCTCCGCGAGGAAGAGGGCGAACTGCTCTTCCCCGATCGCTTCCCCGAGCACGTCGTCGAACGTGACTCCGCCGTCATGGGGCCTTACGCCACCGCCGGGCAGTTCCAGCAGGAGCCGATCCCTCGCGGCGAAGGGATCATCCAGCGGCAGTGGTGGCAGGTCTGGGACGACGAGCGATACCCGCCGCTCGACTACGTCATCGCCTCGGTCGACACCGCCTACACGACCAAGACCGAGAACGACATGTCGGCCATGACGGTCTGGGGGATCTTCTCGCAAGACCCGGTCGCCGAGGCCGCCCGCACGGGCGAGAGCTACATGATCGAGCGCGTCTACAAGGCGCCGCACCCGAAGGTGATCATGCTCTACGGCTGGGCCGAGCGCCTGCCCCTGCATGACCTCGTTAACAGGATCTCGGACACCGCCAAGCGGTTCAAGATCGACAAGCTCCTGATCGAGAACAAGGCCGCGGGCATCTCGGTGGCACAGGAAATCCGCCGCCTCTACGCGAGCGCCGACTTCGCCGTGCAGCTGATGGACACCGGCAATCAGGACAAGGTCGCCCGCGCCTATTCGATCCAGCACCTGTTCTCTGAAGGGCTGATCTACGCGCCCGACCGCTCGTGGGCCGACGTCATCATCAACCAGACCACCTCGTTCCCGCGCGGCAAGCACGACGACCTCGTGGACACCGTCACGCAGGCGCTCCGCTACCTGCGCACCACCGGGCTCCTTCAGCGGCCCGACGAGGTCAACGCGGAACTTGAACGCGGCATGGTGTTCGAGGGCGCTGGCCCGGAACCGCTGTATCCGATATGAAGGCGAGCGCGGCCCTCGTAGCTCAGCTGATAGAGCATCCGCCTTGTAAGCGGGAGGTCGCGGGTTTGAATCCTGCCGGGGGCACCACATGACGCAGATCCTCGCCAACGCCGTCGTCGACGTGATCAGGCCCGCAACGCCCAAGAAGATCGGGATCTTCAAGGTCACCGTCTGGGGGAAGCCGCCGCACGACCAGACCCGCGTCTATGAAATCATGGCGAAGAACGATACACTCGCCGCCCAGCAAGGCATCGCGCGTTTCGTCCGCGAGATGGAAGGAAACTGACATGGCCGGTCTCGCCCCCTCGAACATCCGTCTCGTCGAGCCGGGCACCGAGCCCGAACTCGACTTCTCGGACCTGCTCGGCACCCCGCCCGAAGGCGAGGTCGGCAAGACCTACAACGCCGGCGGCGAACTGATCCGCATCGAGCACGAGGACGGCTCGGTCACCATCAGCCTCGACGGCAAGAGCCTCGAAGAGAAGGAAGACCGCGGCCCGAGCGGTTGGTTCGACAACCTCGCCGACGACATCGACGAGGGCGAACTGTCCCGCATCGCCGACGACCTGATCCGCGGCATCGAGGACGACCTCGAAAGCCGCCGTGAGTGGGTCGAGGATCGGGCGCAGGGCATCAAGCTGCTCGGCCTCAAGGTCGAGATCCCCGGCTTGCAGGGCGCGGCGGACGGCGCTCCGGTCGAGGGCATGAGCAAGGTCCGGCACCCGCTGCTGCTGGAGGCGGTGCTGCGGTTTCAGGCGAACGCCCGGTCCGAGCTTCTGCCGACCGATGGCCCGGTGAAGATCCGCAACGACAGCAACAACTCGACGCTCGTCGACGATCGTCTAGCCGATGCGCTCGAGAACGACATGAACCACTACCTGACGGCGGTGGCGAAGGAGTACTACCCCGACACCGACCGCATGCTGCTCATGCTCGGGTTCGGCGGGTCGTCGTTCAAGAAGGTCTATTTCTGCCCGCTGCGGGGGCGCCCGGTCAGCGAGAGCGTCGACGCGGACGATCTGATCGTGAACAACGCGGCGACCGACCTGTCGAACGCGAAGCGCGTGACGCACCGGGTCTACATGCGCCCGAGCGTGGTGAAGCGGTTGCAGATCCTCGGCGTCTACCGCGACGTCGACCTGAGCACGCCGTCGCAGGGCAACATGGATGCGGCCCAGCGCGCCAAGGCCGAGCAGCAGGGCATCTCGCTGGAATCGATGAACCCCGAGGACCGGGACCGCGAGATTTACGAGTGCTACTGCGAACTCGACATCCGCGGGTTCGAGCACAAGCACCGCGGCAAGGAGACGGGCCTCGAAATCCCGTACCGGATCACGATCGACGTGTCGTCGAAGAAGGTGCTGTCCGTCGTCCGTAACTACGACGAGGACACCAAGGATCTGCCCGAGGCGCGGCAGGCCTTCGTGAAATACACCTTCGTGCCGGGCATGGGGTTCTACGACATCGGTCTGCTGCACATTCTCGGCAACACCACGAACGCGATCACGGCGGCGTGGCGCGAGATGCTCGACGCGGGCATGTTCGCGAACTTCCCCGGCTTCCTCATGGCCGACACGGGCGCGAGGCAGAAC